ACTTCAGCAACTGCTGCTTCTGCAGCGGGTGTTGTTTCTGCTACTACTTCTTCAGCAGCAGCGACTACTGTTTCTTCCACAGCAGCAACTTCTGTTGCTGGTGCTTCGGCGATTACTTCTGTTGTTTCAGTTGAGAACTCAGCGTTCTGTTCCGCATTGGTAGACGCTTCAGTCATAGGTTTTTCCTCTTTCTTTTTCTCTTCCTCTTCCTTGTCAGAAGGAGTTTCTTCTGTTGGAGCGACTGGCATTTCTGCAGCCTCTTCCATCTTTTTCTCCTCTTCAACGGGAGCAGGAGTTTCAGAAACAGGTGCTTCCTCAGCAGGTGCTTCCTCAGCAGGTGCAACTGGTGCATCTGTCATTGGAGCATCTTCTGATTTATCTTCCATGTCTGATTCTTTTTCGCCGTCTTCACCGTAAACGCGGCTAGCGGCTTCGGCAGCACGCTTAGCGAGTTCCTGAACCGCGGCCTCGCGGCGCTTGATTTCGTTGCGAACTCCATCGAGCATATCGGCAAGCGACGTCATCGCGTCAACTGTTTGCGGAGTAGGTGTTTCTTTCTCAACCGATTCAAACTCACTAAGGATAGAACTCTGAAGTTCAACGACTGCTTCGTCGTTCAACTCTGCGAGGTTATCCATTTGTTCTTTAATTCGGTCCACGAACTGTCCTTCCTCCGGCCAGTCACGATAGGTCTAGTTACCTATCTCGCTAATCAATCGAGGCCGAGGGACTCCGAAACGCATAAAATCTGCGTGGAGGCACTCCACCTAGTATTGAATATTACATTAGTTCTAATAGTGTGATTTTTGATTTTGTACGATTTTCAAACAACTTAGGTAAGTAACCGAAGGAGTTTGGCCATCTGGCTGGATATCTCGGATTGGTTATATAGGTCTGACCCAGACATAAAAGACTTCAAATCCTTAGTGGCTATATCAGCATCTTCTTGGCCAATCTTGTCTTCCACACGCTTAATCATGTCTTCCATCAGGGTTCGCAACGCAGGAGGTACGTCGCTGAACCTGATTTTCTGAGCCTCTTGCCCAAAAGCAAAGGGGAGGTTGGCAATGACTTTGCCTAGTTCCCCAGCGCTTGTTCGGACGTTTTCAAGAGATTCAGGATTAAGTGCTTTTGCGTCCAATCGGTCAATAATGCCTATAAGGTCACCAGCGGCCTTGGCTGCGCCCGCGTAATTTCCAGCATTATCTAGATTTTCTGCTTCTTCAATTTTGTTTAGAGCAGCATCTGTACCAGACACGCCTAAGTCCAGTTTCAACCGGGCAAGAACTTGTCGAAACTTCCCCTTAGCATCACGGGGTTGGGTTTTAGCGGTGTATTTCTGGCGTTCCTGCTCTGCCTTTTTCTTGCCCTTAACTTCTTTTTTTAGTAAGTCAAGTTCCTCATCGGTAAGACCTTCTAAGTCTTCCTCTGTAATTTCAGCAGCAGCAAATACTGTGTAGGACTCTTCATCTAATCCATTGCCCTCTGATAACAAAGAAACAATTTCTTCATTTGGAGTCCAGGCATCGTCTATACCTGCTTCAGCAAGGATTTGCTCCATAGAAAGTGCCATATCCTCGTCTGTAACTTGCGTAATAAAACTGCCCAAAATCTCCTCGATTTCAGCAAAATTTTTGCGTTGACGATGCATTTTTGCGTGAGTTGCAGTGTAGAAACCAAGTGCTTCTTTATGACGCAATTGGCAATATCCCTTGGCACGAGGTCCAAGATATTTTGCTAAATGACGTACACAGCGCTTCCAATCACCAGGTTGACCCCAGCGAATCTTGGCGGCTCCTTCACCTCTTGTCCAGTAGCGACGAAGCCTTTCAGCGTTTCCCCGGTTACGGTCCAATCCACCAGCAGCAGTCTGGGCTTCAACAATTTCTGTTGCTTTCCAGTTCTCTGGTACTAAATCAGACTTATCTAACTGACGAGCACGCTTCATAATGTGACGACGAACTAATCCACGCTTTCCTGGCTTTGAACGACCATATGCCTGAATAGCGTTTTTCAAATCAGAAACATCTCTGATTGGGAATGAACCATCTTTGAGAGCCTTACCTTCCTCAGCAAGTTTCATACGAACCTTGCGAGAAACAATTGCTAACTCAGCATTTTCATCTTCAATTGTTTGAAGCATATATGCTGAATCTTCGTCTCTAGCGGCAGCAACTTTTCGTGAAAGTGCTTCTGCTTTGATTGCTGCTGTCATTGCTTCCATACGAGACTTAGCATCAGTAGCAGCAGCAATAAGTGGCGCTTCAAGATTATCCAAACGAGATTTTACTTCTTGTAGTGGGTCATGCTTAAGTTGCGCAAGAACATTTGCACCAGCAGCAACCAAAGCCATTACCTGACCAGAAGCAACGCGAGCGCGAGCAATCGGGAACCCAGGTACGTTTACTTGGCAAACTGCCACTAGTTCTAGCGAGCCCTTGATTGGGCGCCAGTCACCAGATGGTGCTGAAGCACGAAGTGCTCTAATTTGTTCTGGAGTTGTTCCTGGGCGTAGCGCACCAGATACCCAGATGCCGTAAGCATCTTCTCCTGCGTGAACATCTGCAATAGCAGAAGCGGTATCGTCATAATGACGAACTGCCTCGGATGCTGATGCCTCTAGTGGCGCATGACCGCCAGCCAAAGTTAGTTGTCCAACTGGCATATCGCTTCCGTCTTCAGTGCGAACTACTCCAGTGTGGAAGTATGCGTAGCCACTCTTGCTACGCGGTGGTCTTGTTCCAAATGCCATTCCGATGTGGTCAACGTGCCATGCGGCAATGTGACCAAACACCTGGCCTTCATCAGTCACTGTCAGAGCGGTTGGTTTTTTCAACTTAGGATTGTCAAACCACTCTTTAGGCGGAGTTACTGGAATTGCTCCAGCAACGATTCCGCAAGCGACGAGTGCTGATGCGTCGATTGGATTTACTCCATCGACGTACACTCCGTCTTGAATCACTTCTTGTTCCTCCTGATTTTCTCCAGCATCATCAACAAGTTCAATAGTGCACTCTTGATATGCTGGTTTTGGTACAAGAGTTACAGCCATAACTCTTGCTTGGGTTATTTCCATTTTTGTTCCGCCCACTTTTTGGTCGGAATCTTCTTTTGAAGCATTTTCTTTTTCTTCTTTTGCCTCAAACATATCTAGGTCAGCAGATACGCCACGGATAAATCCGCTACGAACTAGTCTTTCTGCTTCTTTTCCATATTCACCTGTGTCAAAATATCCATAAGCATTTCCAATGCCATTTTCTACTCGTTCCATCTGAGTAATTTTTCCTACAACAACAGAACCATCGTGACCTTGACCAGTCTTTATCTGCCATAAGAAAGGAAGTGGTAACTCACGCATAGTAATTGCTCCAGGAACAAACTTACGTCCATCTCCAGACTCTACGCCTTCTGGTATTACTAAAGGAATAAAAAACTTAGCGCCCATCTCAGGCTCTGGTGCTCCTCCAGCAGTCATAACACGAGACTTAGCATCTGCCATACGAGCCAACATAATTGACGAATTCAATACTGCTGACAAAGGAATAATTTGTTCGTTGCTAAATACATTTTTAGCACGGCCTTTTTTGCCATATAACTGACGATGTTCTTTATCACCAGTCCACATTCCAGTTGCTTCCTTGTGGCGAAGAGCGCAATAGCCTTTAGCACGAGGGCCCATGTATTTAGAGAGTTGACGTACACAACGAGTCCAGTCTCCTGGTGTATTCCAACGAATTTTTGCTGCGCCTTTTCCATATAACCAATAACGACGTAACTTTTCAGCGTTACCACGATTTCTGTCAAGACCACCAGCGGCCATAACAGCAACAATCTTCATATCGATTTCAGAAACAGCGGAAGCACCAATAGGTTTCACATTGTCAATTTGTTCTAGAACAATAGCCAAATTGTCATCATCAAGCACAACAACAGGTGGCGGGGTTGGACTGTTCAAATCTCTTAAGTACTGTTCGTCTTTTTCCCAAGAACCAGGTTTACGCTTATATGTCATTGGAGTATTGCTCTTATTGCTTTCTGGAACTAGAGCAATCAAATCCATAACAGCCTGTGGGTCATCTTGAGCAACTATCGCCATATAAATTACTGGAACATCTGAATTTTCAGGAGTTATTGCAACTTCTTTATCAGTGGATTCAGCCGCAGAAGTAAATCCTTTTGGTTTTTGTTGTAGCCATGATGGAGGAGTCTTTCCTGGGGATGGCTTCAAATCTTTTGCTGGTTTATATGCCTCAACATCAGTAGGTTTTACACCTGCTGTGTCTGGTCTATACCAAATAGCATTTGGATAACTTACGCTTCCATCTTTATTTACAATTTTCTTTTCTAAAAAGGCGCGAAGACTTGGGTCATTATATGCATTTGGAACTTTTGATTTACCTGGTTCTGCTTCTGAACTAGTAGGAGTTGAAATAGGAGTTGAAGTAGTTGCGCTAGTTTTTAGAGCGGCACTACGAGTATCTGCTGTGTATACAGGATAATCTGTAAGAATTGTTGGTAGTTGGTTGCCCTGAAGTTGTGGAAGTTTTCCAGGAAGCGTTGCATTAGGACGGTCAATTGGAACTCGTGGCTCACCAAGAATATTACGAGTAATTTCTTTAGTAGACACGGCTGATTGAACTTGTGGCATTGCTTTGAAAGTATCTACACCTTGAGTTTTGTTTGCTGGTACGTCTACATAACTTCCATTTTGTAGTTTTACTTTTACATTTCCAGTTTCAGGATTTACAGATTCAATAGTTCCTGTGTATTCTGCATTTCCACCAATAACAACTTTTCCACCTGCTTTAGCAAATTTGCCCATAGCATCGCGTACCTGAGCACGAGCCTTCTGAGAACGTTCTTCTGGAGTGTAGTTTCCATCTTTGTCAGTTAGACCGCCTTCACCAGCAGCAGTTAAGGAATCATCACTTTCTGAATATTCTTCATACTCTTGATACTCGTCCATAGCGTGGTCGTCATAATCATCATCATCAAAAGAAACTCTGTCAACCATATCCCAATCAACGCCGTCCATCTCATCAACAAACAACTTTGATTCTTCTGGTTCTAAATTAGTTACTGGAATAACAGCAAATGGGTCAACATCAAATAAACCAGATAGAACTATTGCTGTCTTAGAATCAACAGGAACATGAATCTTTGCTACAAAATCATACGGGTCATCAAGCGACTTATCGTAAGTTTCAAAATCGTGATTTACATTTCCTAAGTCTTCCCACATTCCATCGTCCCAAACAAAAACACAGCCGTCAGGTGCTACTTTGTAAAGACGGTCAATACCAGTTCCATCAAGACGAATACGAATATAAAATTGTGGTGCCATCTCTTCTGGCATTACTTCTGCTTCAATAAATGAATTTAAGTCAGCAATCTCTGGATTGTTATAGTTAGACATAACATACTCGAAAGAAGCAGTAATTGAATTTGCTTGTGCTTTTCTGTTCTCACGATTGACAATTGCTGTAGCCCAAGATTTAGCGGCATCTCCACCCCAAAGAGCCCAGGCAATACGACCATTGCTTGGATATTCTTTTACTCCAGGCTTATAGCCTTTGCCCTTCTTGTCTACTTCGTGACGTGGAAAATACTTTGCGATGTGACGAATTTTGCGAATACCAATTTGTCCACCACGAGCAAGAGTGCGAGCAGTGTTGAGACCTACCGAGGTTCCGCCGCGGTTCTCTTCTTTGCGCCACTCAAGACCGCGTTTTGCCTCCGCTACAACTGACTTGGGAATTGTATAGAGACGGTCATTATTTGAAAAAACTTTAATATCTAAGTCAGTCGTAGCCGCAACTGCTAGTTCAAAAGGTATAGAAGATTCAGGAGCAGTTTGGTCGCCTTCAGGGACAAAAGAAGCAACTAAAGCATCAGCAGTATCTACTGATAAAACTAGTTTTTTATTTTCGTCAATGAGAACGGCTTTGTCTTCTACTTGAAAAAGTAGTTCACTGCCGTTGCGCCCAATAAATTGCACGATTTACTCCGTCTCTTCTGGCTCCACAGACTCGTACTCCAAAACGTCTTCAACGGGGATTGCCAAGTCTTCGGCATCTGCCTCGTCATAGACCGCAATGAAGGCGGGGTCTACATAGATAACAATTAAACCATCTAAATCAAACTCCCAGTCGTCTTCTTGAGACATTTCTTTCCACTGACCTTTGTCACGATAGAAAAGTCCTTCATCAGACTCGTAAACTAAAATAACGGCTTCATCTAAATCAGGGTCACAGAAACAAAACAAATCTTCTGGAAACTCTGGTTTTTCCGGTGTAAATGCCATGGCTACTGCTCCTTTGCTTTGCTGTCGTCAATTGGACCACCCGTCACCCAAGCGCGACAGGTCCTAGATGCTGCGCACTTAAAATCAAATGCTTCGCAGTATCCAAGTTCAGCAGTTCCGATTGCATCCCAAGCATCGGACTCGGAAGAGCCTCCTTGCTCAATACCCTGAGCAATACAGTTCTTCATATCAGTAGTTACAACAAATACAGCACAATTTCCACAGCGTTGTTTCTTTGCTGTTTCAATATCTACTTTCCACTCTGATGCCAGTCCTTGCCAATATTCTTCATTTGGCTCGTCTGGATTGAGAGGTCCGTACATAGCGGTATCAATAGCGTTCTTGCGATTTTTTAGGTTTAGAGCAATATCTTGTGTTGCTGGAGGACACTCCCCAGCAGCAGCAGTAATAGCAACAATACCTTCAGGATTTCTGTAGTACCAAGCATCTTCTGCACGATAAGACTCTGAGAGTATTGCTTCTTCTGGAGTTTCATAATCAACATCATCAACTTTAATTACATCTAGTTGAGACATATTTGTTGATAAAAGAAGAGCCCAGTCTTCTGGAGTTTTTGGCTCTTCGTCTATCATTGTCAGTAATTCTTTTACACGGTCATCATTGAACTGCTCGAAATCAGTAATGTTTTTGTCAGCAGGAATAGCGTAGGCACCACTATTTTCAGTAGTAACAATAGAGAAAAGATGACCCTTTTCTTCTGAAAGAATATCGTCTAAGTTATGGACTCTATATATGTTAAGTGCCATGTCGTCGCTCCTTATAGTTTCTTCGCTATTGCTAGTTTCCACTTGTCCGCATCAATGCCTTTGAGAGCAATAAGTCGGTCAATAATTTTTTGCTTATTGGCTGGGTTTACATTTGCTAGGTAATCCCCGCGTTCAATGGCTTGAATTGCTTGTTGAATGGTCATATCTGTAAGTTCTTTGAAGTTTACAGCGCCAATCTCTTTAGCAAGTTCTTTGACAATCTTTCCACCATCGCGTTCATTACCGCTAACAAACCAGTCTCCAGGGTCGTTACCAACAACTGCTCTGTTCTTCTTTTGGAAGGCTTGAGCAAATCCATGGTCAATAGGAATAATCTGAATTTCTTCATATCCATTACCACCAACTACTCCAGTATCATTAGGAGCGTACAGCATATTGTTTTGGTGTCTATCACTATTGTAAATAATTGCATCAAGAATTCCAAGACCAATCAAATCAACAATGGCTGCTCTTCTTGCTACATCAGCACGGTCATTTACAGCATTGCCAACAACTTTTGGCTTTGCGTCAAAGTCAACTGAGTCACCAGCATTGGTCATAATCAAAACCTGAGCATCATTGTCGTGCTGAACAACTGCTGGAGTTCCAACAATTCCCAGAGCACGAGCAAGTTGATTAGAAGCAATCTCTGCTTCTGCTTCTTCTAATCCACGCTCACGTTTGAAGTAAAAAATTTGACCAGAGTCTTTATGAATTAATCTAAAGTTGTATGACTGATTAATTCCATCACCAACTCTTTGAATTTTGAATCCAGTATTTTGTCCATTAATTACTAAATCAACTGCTTTGCGACTATTTAGTCTTTGTCCAGCATCAAATACTGCGTTAGGGTCAATTCCTTTTAGAACTTCACCAACAGGACCTAAATCTTCTCGATTAGGTTCAAATGCCAAACGTTCTTCATGAAGACCACGCATAAATGTTGCTAGTTCTACAGCACGAGCCTTCTTTTCATCAGCATTGGCAGGTCCTTTAGCAGCAATCATCTTTCTGACGTGCTGACCTAAAGCAATACGAGCCTCGTTACTTAGTTCAGCAAAAGCAACTTCTCCATCACGAGCAAAGAAATCTTCAATTTCTTTTCTGTACGGCTTTAGCCTTATGCCATCGTCTTTAGCCTCAAATAAATCATCACCTCTAGCAAACTCTGCTTTTAGAACTGGAGCCTGGGCTAGGTTAAACTTATTTGCTCCGTCAGCAATTCTCTTCTCACGGAACTCGATAGGGTCAACAAATGGCATATTTGCTTTAGCAAATGGCTTTTGGTTTTTCTTTCTAAAATCTTTTAGAACTTTATTTATTTCGCCTAGCCTTGTGTCCAGTCCAGAAACGTCAAGACCTTGTACATTTCTTACATACTTGATTGCTTCATCAAGATAGTCTGTTCTAGCACCATCTACAAGGTCATCCTTGGTAGTGATGCTGTCAGCAAATTCCTTTAGATAATCTTTTGCGTAAGCAAGTTTCTTCACTGCATCGGAGCGACCCTGACGTGGAAGTCGTCCAATAATTTCATCTAAAGCAGCCTTGAAATTATCTACATCAAGATTGTCTACATTTGGAAGTTCTCCAAAAGGATTATTCAAATCTGCTACTAGATTCTTTTCTTTTTCTACCTCTAAACGACTTTTTTCTGCTTTGATAAGGTCTTTTGCTTCTTGAAGAGATTTTCTAACATCATCTAAGACTCCAACACGGGTAACGCGACGAATTGCTGCGTCAAGTTCATCCATGTCAATTTTTTCAGGATTATTAATGTCAAAGTCAGCCGCAAAAAGTTTAACTGCATTTTTAGCGTTTTCTATAGTTCTTGCTTTGTCTCTAGAAGCATAATCTTTCTTTGCCCTGTAAAATTCTTGAGCAGAATTTAGGTAGTCGCCAACTTGCTTCATACCATCAATAATTTTTTGATTGTCTAAAGCATCAAACTTAGGAGCAACAAACTCTTTTGGCTCTATTGCTGGCTGCTCTGGTTCTTCTAGTTTTGGCTCTTCTGCTTTAGGATTTGGAGCAACTTTTCCTGGAACTAAATTAGGAAGTTTCTTTCCACCACGGAAATCTGGAAGTCTGATTGGTTCAGCAATCTTTTCTTGACGAACAAGATTCTTTGCTTTGATAATACGGCCACCTTGATTAATAACCCACTTTGCTTCTTCTCCCTCAAACTGAACCATAACGTGGTCTAGATAAACTTTTTTACCACGAACAACTCCGCCAGCCTTCTTACCTTCTTCAACTTGAGCACCTTCGCGCTTCTTTACAACACCACGCCCATACTTAGGGTGAACAACAACATCACCAGGAGCGAGAGATACGCCATTCTTGTCACGGAAGAAACCTTCTTTCTCAAAGCGTCCACCCATAGGGCGGCCTTCTTTAGCAACAACTCTTTCTTCTAATTTTTTGCGCTTGATAACTCCACGCTTTGCGCCACGATTGGTTCCTTCTGGCTCTTTTGGAATTTCAAACTCTTGGTCAGATACGCCAAGACGACGGACATTGCGAATTGGTGAATCTGCTTTTAGAAAACGATTTTCAATCTTTCCATTGACACGATTCAAAACTTGAATTTCAACACGGTCTAAATAACCAATGTATTTAGCGTCAAGAACTTCTGCGTAGTTGCCCCAGAATGGCTCCCAAAGGAAATCGCCCTTCTTAATTTCAATTGCTTCAATTGGAGGAATCTTTCCAGCATTACCTTCAACCCAAGCGTTATCTTTTTCCTGGGCTTCTTTTTCTTCTGCTGCCTTAATTTGTTCTTCTGTTAGCGGTTTCTTTGCTCGCTTTGGTTTTTCCTCAGCAGGTTTTTCTGGGTTCTGAGCAGCCTCAGCAGCACGGTTGACGAAGTCTCTACCTTCCTTCTCTGCCGCGGGCTTATTAGGATGATTAGTTGTCTGATGAGCAATAACATCACCCTCAGCATCACGAAGAACGGCTTGCGCTTCAAAGTCTGGTTTCTCCAATCCAAGATTGTTAATTTTTACATCACCAGACAAATCTCCTGGAAGATTTTCTACTTCAATAATTTCTGGAGCGTTATTAGCATCACCAGGAATATCGCCACGAGATACTGGAACATCTTTTGCTCTTGCTTCTTCAGGCTCTGGTTGCTCTTGACGGTTCTGAGCAATAAGTCCGTCTGCTTGTTCTTTTAGAAGTGCTTCACCTTCAGCACGAGCACCTGCTAAAGTTCTAAAGTCATCTTCAACAACATAAATTTCATTTCCATCTTCGTCATAAAGAACAGCACGAAGTCCATACTTCCCTGCTTCATTCTTTTTGATTCGGATAGCCGCTGAGCCAACTCCAGGAACTGCTTTTGTATCGCTATAAACAACATCTTCTGGCTTTGCTTCAGCGTCAATTTTTTCTAAGTCAGCAGGTTCGTTAGCAATAAATGGTTGCTTTTCACCTTCCACAACGGTCTGTGGAGCATCAAGGTCACGAGGATTGATAGGACGACGCACGCCGTCAAGGAAAACTCCATGCCAATGTTCGTAAGTGGATAGTTCTCCATTATCAACATTGCGACGATAAACTTTTACACGCCCTGGGGCAAGACCAAAATCTTCACCAGCACGAACGGCAACTACTTGCCACATCGTGTTGCCATCCTTAGACTGCATAAAGTCTCCAGGAAGCAAATCACGCATACGAACATTCTCACGAGGAAGTAGAACGGTGTTCTTGTCATCCAAAGCCCAGTCGCGGTCTTTGAGAATCATCTTTCCGCGAGGGAAATCAACATTAGGAGTAAAGTCAAGTACTACAACTTCATCACGAGCACGAAGTGGCTCTGGTTCAGCACCTACAGGACCAGCATCAACTTCTTCACGCTCTGCCTTTGCTGGTTTAGCAGCATCTACAACAGCATCGGCATTGATTTCTTTGCCTTGTAAACCGTCCTGAACTGCTTTAGCGGCTGCGTACTGGGCAAGTTGGTCTTCATACAAATCTAAATCTTTGTTGTATTGGTCTAACTTTGCTATGTACTCGTCATTACGAGCATCAACATCAAACAAATCTTTACCAGCATCAAATTCAATACCTTTGTCAATCAAAGCATTGAAGACCTGAGCCGCTGCTTCAGCATCTGCATCTGCTGCGTGCCAATTTTCTAGATTTACACCTAGATGCTTAGCAAGATTGCCTAACGCATAACTTTCACGACCTTTTGGAGTCTTAGGACGGTTTTCTTTTGGCTGGTCTTTATAAATATCTTTTGCCATAGGCAATGTGTCAATGAATCCAGCAGGATTCCACTCAATACCATGACGGTCAGCAAGACGACGAGCAATTTCTTCATCAAAGGCTAAGTTCTGAGCACCAAAAATTGCATTTGGTCCTGCCCATTCCATAAATTGACGCATTGCTTCGTCTTGATTTGGTTGTTTTGCTAAAAATTCATCACTCAGTTTGTTTCCGTCAGCATCTACAGCATTTGGAACACCATCAGTGTCACGACCAGCATAAGTATCATTGATAGAGCGTCCTGGATTCATAAATATGTTGACTCTGTCAACAACTTCGCCATTTCTAACACGAACAGCAGCAACTTGCCATGGTTCGTTGCCATCTTCTGGCTGAACACCAGTAGTTTCAAAGTCAAAGAAAATTAAATCTTTGTCTTTGAGCAATTCACGGAATTTATTCCAGTCTCCAGCGGCTTCGCGGGCAATTGCAGCCATATCTCCTTGGAATGCTGGTGCTTCAATAAGTCTTGGTGCTGTAGGACGACGAACAGCAACAGCATCTGGAATATCTTTGTCAGGTTCTGCCACTTTGTCTTTGTTATCAATAACAGGAAGACCTTCTGGTGCTTGCCAACGAGCAGCAGCCTCATCTAACATCTTTTGATGCTCGGCACGCTTTGCTGGGTCTTTATCTGGACGCCATTTGCCATCAACAATCTTGTGTGGTTGATGTAGTTCTGGCAAATCTCCCTTAGCAGGTGGTTCAACGTTACGAATAACGTCAATAGGAGTATCTACTTTCCATTCTTTACGTTGTGTGACGTGTCCTGGATAATAACCCTCAACGCTAACAAATCCTGGCTTTGTTTTTTCGTCAGTAAAAACTCTTTCAATGACAAAATGACCTTTCTTAGGGTCTGTAGTTATATCTCCTGGCTGTAAATCAGCAGCACGAGAGATAACACGATGTGGTTGGTTTGCTGGCTCTGTCGGGTCAACAAAACGCTTCTTAGCAGCATCTAGTTGTACGTTGTACTCCGCCATTGCAGCATCAAAACGTGCTTGGTCATCTGGATTAGCAAATCCCCAAGTGCCATCTGCGTTTTTCTTTCTACGACCAAAGTCTTTTTCTTTTGGTTTAGACAGAACTGGCAAATCTCCTTTAGCAGGAAGTTCTTCTAGTCCACGAATTACTGGAATCTCACGCCACTCATTCCACTGCTTTGTGTCTTGCTCAACGTGGCCTGGGTAGTAACCCTTAATCTTTACGCGGTCTGTTCCAGGAACCTTCTCGCCAATTTCTGTAATAACAAAGTGGTCGCCAACAGTCACATCTCCAACTTTTAAGTCAGAAACTTTAGAAACAAGTCTTTGCGGAGGAACTTTGTCAGGATTGATTGGGTCAGCAACAGCAACATCTGCTGGCTTAATATTTTCAGCAAGTCCGTCTGGAACTTCTTCTAATGCGCCAGCCTCAAAATCGTCTACTGGTGCTGGCTTTGGATTTACTTTTCTTACTTCTACTGTTCTTGGAGTAACATCTAGTTCTCCATTGACTTCTCTTTCGCGCTCTTCAAGAATTTTTGCTGCTTCTTTAGGGTCCAACTCAAGCAAGGCATCTAGCGCTGTCTTTCCATACTTACGAACCATGTCTGCTTCAGCAATACCCTGAGCATCTCCACGAGGCATACCATCGCCTTCAAGTTCGTACTTGTCTGCTAAATCTTCTTCTTCCTTTAGCATTGCCCTGACGTCAAGTTTTTGTTTGCCTTCTGCTTTTGGTGCTTCTTCCACTGCCTCGCCATCAAGCATTGCTTTTACTTCTTTAGGAGTTGGCTCTGGCTTCTTACCTTCGTCAGCAATCTTTTGAATTTCTGCATCTGTATCTACACCTTGAAGTTGAAGCGCATCACGGATTGCTTCGCCTGGAACATTAGCAACAAAATCTTCGCCATCTTCTGTTTGAAGTTTGATAGCGCCATATCCTGGTGCTTCGTTACCTGGCTCAATAGCACGACGTAATTCTTTCTTCAAATCTTCTTGAGAAACGTTTTGAGCAATGAATACAGGATTGTCACTAAATCCTTCTGGAAGAACAGGGTCTGGATTATCGGCATTGACTTCACGCCATGCTTGGAATGGGGCTGGGTCTAATTTGTTGTAGCCCTCTGGAACATCAATATCTTTATTTTTAGGAAGATGTGGAGTGTGGTCCTTGCTTTCCATAAAACGAGCAAGTTCATTTTCAGATAAACCTTCTAGAAGAGGAGGAAGTGGTGCTTCATCACGTTTTTCTTCTTCAAATGCTGGAACTTCTGCTGCTGGCTCAACATCAGGAATTCCTTCTTCAGTTACACGTTCAAATGCTTCAGCAACATCAGGAGTTGCTTGTCCTACTTCTTCTGGACCTTTACGAGAATCAAGTAAAGCCTTTTCGTTGTTATCGTTTCCATTTGCCTTATCGTAAATTCTTGCTAACTCAAGGTCAGCATCTTCTCCAGCCTCTTTAAGAGCGTTATATAAAGCATCAGCATCAACTTGTCCGTCTCCGCCTTCAAATTCTAATTTTCCAAAACCAAAAGCAAAGTCGTTTCCATCTTGCGGAACTATTGCTTCTTCTAAAGCAGTACGAATATCTCTAGGGTCAAATTTTTGAGCAATCTCTGCTGGGTCGTCTGTGTAATCTCTAGGAGCATCAGAATCAACGCGACCTTGTGGCTCGTATTCTTGACCCACCTTAAGTCTGAATGCACCTTTTGGATACTCGAAATCAAAAGCCTTCTTCTCTGACTTCTTTGGTTCTTCTGGAAGTCTTGCTACTGACTCTTGAGAAGGTTTATCGGCTTTATCAATTCCATCAAGAATGTCAGCCCACGAATTGCCTTCAGCATCGTTTCCTTTTCCATCACTTGCTCTGAAATTTCCAAAATCATCTTTAGTAACTACCCAGTTGCCATTCTTCCATGTATATCCACCCTCTTTTACCCAGCCTTCAGGGGCTTCAACGAACTCTAAATCTTTTTCATCAATAACATCATCTGTAACTGAAACACGAACTGGCTTTACACTAAATCCATCTTTAGTTGGATTGATAACAGCCTTTATATATTCTCCACGCTCTGGAGCAATCTTTGCGATACGACCATCTGGAAGTTCCATAAGAACTTTTCCATCTGCTGCATCCATAAGAGTTCTACCAACAAGACTGAATACTTTGCTTCCACGACGAACGAGAGCACGGATTCCGCCACCCATGTAAGCGAATCGTCCTTTGCGGTCACGACGCTGTAACTGCGCACGGAGAGAACGATTGAATGGAGAGTTTCCATCTCCAATAGCAGCAATCAAGGTATCTGCTGGAATAGAGCCTTGAGGAAGGGCAGAAAGCATTGCTGTGTAATAAGTGTGTTCTACAGAATCTACTTCTGAAGTTAAGGCAGAAGCCAAAATTGTTCTTACTTTGTCGTCTGTAATTCTTGAATCATCAACAATCCAACGAACTCTAGCGTCACGAAGAGCAGAAGCGCTCAAAGAATTTTGACGAGTTGAATTCGGGTGAGACACGGGTAAAAGGTCTGTATGAGAAAGAGTTAAGGAATTTGATTTATTGTGTTGAGCAAGATGAATGTATTGAGATAGTTCTCTCATAGCCATATGTTCACGGAGCGAGAACGGCAAGTTGCGTGTTGATTGAAGAGAGCGAAGTACGACAGTAAAAGCAGCCTTCTTTGTGATACGACGAGACGACTGAGCGTTTTGATTTACTTTATCAAGTAAAGAAAGAACAGACTCTCTAATTCGTGCTGCTTGTTGTATAGGCATAGCACGACGTCCCTTATCAGAGATGGCATAACTTAGACGACGAATTCTGCTCACTCTTGAGTACCTTCCTCAATCTCTGGTAATAAATCTGCGTCAAGGCTGTCGTATGTAAGAGATGCTAAAAGCGAAGCACGAACGAATGGGTCATCCCCGTTTCTTACGCCACGAAGCCAAGAAGCACGAATTGCTGTTTCTGCCTCGTAACCAAAACCCGAATACTCTGCCATAGCAAGAATAGCGTCTTCTGGATATAAGTAATCTTCTTTATCTTTTAGTTCTACTGTAAGTTCTTTGTCATAAGCATATTCTTGTAACTCTTCTTCAGTTGGACCAAAGTCTTTTTTAATTACACCATCTGGAAGAACAGCAAATCGGCAAACTCCCATAGGCTCGACTGGAAGAGCAATAATCTGACACTGGTCTCCACCAGCATAAAGAACGCAGTTAGCGCAATGAACGCCAATCTCTTGGTCTTTGTTTTCTGCTGCTGGCGTATACCCAGCCCAAATACCTGTAGCGTCTTCGTTGAATTTTCCATACTTTGTAGCAATCTCGATAAGCGCTCCTGCTAATTCTTGTTCCTCTGGAACTAAGCCAGTTGCAACAATTGCGTTTGATTTTTTAGTAGAGCGTGGGTGTGCTGCTGGAAGCAAATCATTATCAGTTGTATAAGCAGAGTTAGATGGCTTACCAGACTTTAGTAAACGAAGAAAAGCATTGACACGACCCATAGCCCACTGGTTACGAGTCATTCCAGGCCGATGTGAAACAGAGAACGCACCAGCGCCACGTCGATATACAGCCTTGAGCATTCCAAGAGAAGCCTTGCGACCTGGAGAAGCCTTTTCGTTATGTTTAGAAACTTTTTCTTTCAAAGATTTTTCTACAGAAGCAGAAAAATTTACTTTGCGTGCTTCTTTAGTTCCTTTAGCGGAACCTTTTTTATTCTTTTTAGAACCATAAACTCGGTCAGACTTGGGTGCCGGCGTCTGGGCTATTTTCTGTGCCAACTGCCTCACCTCCTTCTGGTGCTCTTCCTAGAGCGGCATCAAGTTTTGCTTGGTCTTCTGGTGAAAGTTGTACAGCAGAAGCGCCAGAAGCAGCAGCACGAACTTGCTCCATAAATTCTCCTGATACTGCTTGAAGCATTGCTTCTGTAAGTTCTGGACTAATAGCGCCTTTTTCACTCAACATACGAATAGCAAGTTCGTTTGGAGTAGGGGCATCTGCGTGCGAGAATCCATGAGCACGACGCCATGCTTCTTGAGAAATAACACCACGGTCATATCCAGCATCTGCGTCTGCTGCTCTATCGTTGCGAGTTGAAACTGCTGATGGGTCATACCAAACAACAATCTTGTCTACATCAGACTCTGCGTAACCTTGAGCAATAAGATACGGACGCAAGTAAACAATTGTTAGAGCATCAGCAATAAGAAGCATCAATGGCTCAATGTGAGCCTTGTATAACGCTTCGTCAATTTGTAGAGCGTTTGAGTATTTAACATTTGCCAAACCTGTAACAACATCTTTTGGAACATCTAGTCCTTGAAGAATGCGCTCTAGTACGCGGTCAGCACGAGTAGATAATGAAGGGTCAAACGAACGCTCAAACTTGAATTGCTTGATGCGGTCACCAAGTTCGGCTGGACCGCGAATGATAAGTGGAACAACTGCTGATGCTGACTCTTCGTCACGAATCGGAGTTGTCATAGCATCAATCAACTGGTCTTCAAATTCATCTTCTGCTTCTTCAGCAGTAAAGCCAGGATTTAGTTCGCTATCTGCCTCATCATACGGATAGTCAGGGTCGCCTTGCGCAGCAACAGAAAGTCCATCTGGCAAATACAACGCACCAGCATTGAGGCGAGAGCGTGCAGTTGCACGGAATGTTCTGTTGAGGAGAAGAAGTTCAGCACAGAGGTCTAACAAACCGCGAAGCGAAGAATCTGCTTCATCGGAATAACGAGGATGTGAACGCCAGATGCGTCCTACGAAAGCATTGTTAGCAAGTTTATTATTTGCTTGTGTATTTCCACTTGATTGCTCACGGCGACCAATAATGTTGTAACCACCACGAGCATCAGCCATAATTTCATCGACAGAACGGATGTCCCAAGACTCTGGAATATTGCTTCCACGTTTTGCTGGAATCTGAACTAAATAACACTCACCAGCAACTGAAAGATTTAGAGCGGCATCACGAAGAAGTCCTGCTTGTCCGCCATAAGCAGAGTCAAGACGAGCAAGTGCTCGTTCTGCAGCAGCAGCAAGTTTAGGGTCAATGGTTGAAGCACTGCGAACAGAGACAGGAGTCTCTGAAGGATTTTCTATAATTGCAGAGTAGATACGAATACGAGAAACAACTGAAGCGACAAGATTGAAAGCATATTTGATTTCACCAATAGCGTCGTAATACTCCCAAGCCTCTGCTTGCCATGCTGATGAACCAGCAGAACGACGTAACTTAAACTGCTCAAATTCTCCCCTGTCATTTATTCTCATTTGAACAGCCGCTGCTGTCAAAGTGCGAGGAGTTGAATATGGAAGAGCAAGTGTTCCAGATGAAGGTGTTGTAAAAATAGATGCTAAACCTGTTGCAGGTTTTTGTTTTTGTGGAATTACTAATTGGCGAGAGCGATTAGTTTTAGGTGACTTAGATTTGCTACGAGAAGCGGCTTTTTTCTTAGGCACAGGCGTAATTTCCTGACCATCTGACGAATTTTCGCGTTTGAATACGCTCACAGATAAAACTCCTCGTCCTTGTCACGGAGTATCAAGACTACTTGTCTTCATACGCAGTTAACAGGCCAGCAATAGCCGAAAGTGATAGAACCACTGCGACTATGTATGTGGCTTCAGGAATAATGATACGGGATATTACAAGTAATGAGGCGGACCAAATGCTCACACACCACATACAAGTAAGCCAGTAACCAATTTTTGTGCTTTCTGGAGGAAATTTCTTCCACAGCCAGTCCCTGGGGCCTGATAACACTTCATCGCGGGTCACAAGCCTAGAAAGTCTGTAGGTTGCGAGTCCGCCAATAACTAACTCAACTAAACTCATTGCTCTGGGTCTCCTTGAGCACTCAAAATGTTCTTATATGGGTTCCAAGTACGAAGTCTAGAGCCGCAACCGCAATTATTGTCTTTAGTAAACGCTACAAACTTACCTGTTTCGGTTTTTACTCTGTGAACTCGTTCATTTTTGCTGTAAAACTCTATTTTTTCTTTGAAAACAAGCCTTGGACCTGTTGGAGAGTCAACAGCAATCATTAGAAGACCATCAACAACTGTAATTCGGCACGCATCAACCTTGCGAGAGCCTTTTGGGGCTCCACCACGAGGCAGTAGGGTGTTTATGTCTTCTAAAGAATTTGGTTCAGCCAAAGTAGCAACTGCTGGAAAGACATCTGCTTGTACTCTCACTTATTCTCCGTGTATTCAGATGGAATATAGAAGTTTTGCCAACCCAGATGTGACTTAGCAAGAGGTAAAGGAACTAAAAGTGGTTTCTCACGAGTTGCCTGACCTGGCTCAAGCATTGAGTTAAGGTCTGAAGAGTCTTCAGCAACAGGACAGTACATCCATGAATGACTCTCTTGAAGAGTCTCTAATGGAAAAGCAATTGGATGATGTGAGGACTCGGTTGTAAAGGTCTCTAGACGCCTTGCATTGGGTCTAGAAGTTGTTTTCTTAGCGTTGAACCATACTGCGACCACTAATTCATCCTCTGCATATACGCCAGAGTTGTTTTTGTATGTTCTAGGCATTGCTTAGTCTCCTTGCCATGGCTCTGTAAGTAACTCCAGCGGCTTCAGCAATGGCTGCGGCAGGTACGCCACGGTTATAAAGGTCTGTAGCAAGTGCTGTAAGTTCCCTGTTGGCTTCCGCAAATGGACTATCGGCAGAAGTTTTTGCTCTGTAACGCTTTGATAAGTCTGCAAGTTGTTTTAGTCGTGGTTTCATCTCCAATGGAACACCTGGAGAGATAGACCTAGTGATTGGTGTAGCAGATAGCGGTGCTGTAACAGTTAAAGATTTAGGTGGAAT